TAATGCTTGCCCAAGAGAATGTATCTTTGGGCGAATACTCAGAAGATGAACTAGGGCTTCTTTCTGGAGAACTTCAAGTTACTAGAGATACAAGCCAAGTCATTGTTGAAAACATTGCACCAGAAGAATTCCTAATTGAATCACAGCCAAAGTCTTTGGATAGCGCGTTATTTTGCGCTCATAGAACAAAGAAAACTTTGTCTGACTTACGACTTGATGGCTACCCAGAAAAACTTATTAATAAAATAGGTGATCACTCTGATGTCACTATGGGAACTGATTTAGAAGTCTTATCTAGACATGACACTATCAATAATGACAGAGGGTTTAACGCCCACGGATACCAGGATCAAGTAAGAGAAGTTTTGGTCTATGAAATCTACATGGACTTAGATATTGAGGGATCGGGAGTTGCAGAACTCTATAAGATAATAAAAGCCGGAAATGTGCTTCTCGATAAAGAAAAGGTAAATAGAAAACCATTTGTTACGTTTGTTCCGCTTCCGATCCCTCACGCTTTTTACGGTAATAACTTTGCTGACAAGCTAGTTGCCACACAAAATGCTAGAACAGTACTTACACGTTCTATTCTTGATCACGCAATGATTACAAATAACCCTAGATACACTGTATTGAAGGGTGGTCTTAGTAATCCTAGAGAACTTATTGATAACAGAGTCGGTGGCTTAGTCAATATAACTAGACCTGATGCTATTGCACCAATGATGCAAAGCCCTCTAAACCCCTTCACGTTCCAAACAATACAAATGTTGGATGAGAACAAAGAGGACACTACTGGTGTTAGTAGGCTGTCCCAAGGTTTAAACAAGGATGCTATAAGCAAGCAAAATAGTGCGGCTATGGTTGAGCAGTTAGCCACTATGTCACAGCAACGCCAAAAGATCATTGCGCGTAACTTTGCTAACCAATTCCTTAAGCCTTTGTATCAGACTATATATCAGCTATGCATTGAAAATGAATTAGAAGAAAAGATAGTAGAGATAAGCGGTGATTACGTTCAAATTAACCCAAGTGATTGGACTGACAAAAGAGATGTAACTGTTGAAATGTCTCTTGGATATGGAGAACAGGAGAGAGAAAGTCAGAAATACATGGCTATGCACCAGCAGTTTACTTCCGATCCTAATCTTCAAAAAATGTACACGCCACAGAATCAATACCAGCTTATATCTAAAGTAATGGAACTTTCAGGTATCAAAAATGTAGCTGAATACTTGACTAGCCCAGAGCAATTGCCACCAGAGCAACCTGATCCAGCACAGGAACTCCAGTTAGAGATGATGAAGAAACAACTTGAAGTTCAAGAGCGTCAAACTGTACTTGGAGAGATGAAAGCTCAGATGGATGTACAAAATGCTCAAATGAAGATAGAGCTTGAGAAGATGAAGGCAGAGAACAACTTTGCTATTCAAAGTGACAATGTTGATCTCAAAGAAGCTCAACTTAACCATAAGAAACTAATTGATAGTGCTGAACTTGTCCTTGCTCAACAGGCAGATGAGATAACGGCTATCGCAAGCCCGAATGGATAACCCATTCACCAACCCCAAGCCCTTGAAGGAGAGCTAAAAATGAACGATGAACAATTAGTAAATCTAGGAACAGACGCAGAGACTTTGTTAAACACAGAGGCTTTTACTAAAACTGTGAACATGATGGTAGATTCTACAGTACAAGCATTCTTGTCATCAGCACCCGAAGAAGAAGACAAGCGTACTGAAGCCTACGGCCACTACAGAGCCATAGTTGATATCGTAAATACTCTACGTCAGCAAGTAGAAGTACGAGATCAAATTGATGCTAAAGCTAACGAAGATCAAGCAGAAGAAAACGAAGTAATCACAACTGAAGAGGAGTAAGCACCATGTCCCAGGATAACGTGCAAAATGCTTTTAACTCAGGTACTACCGCATTGGATATGGATAGTGCGGCAGAGGCCATTTTAGGTAACTGGAAAGACGCTGATGACAAAGATCAGCTATCTGAAGAAGGTAGTCTAGAGGCAACAGAGGAAACTACTGACGAGACTGAAGTAGAAGAATCTGTAGATGAAATAGAGGTAGATGAAGAAATCGAAGAAGAAGAAGCTGAGTCTGAAGAAGACCCTGACGAAGAAGACACTGAAGATGATGAAGAAGAGGCAGTAGAGGAAGAAGAAGTCAGTTTATCTGATGATACTATTGTTGAACTTGTTGTTGACGGTGAAACTAAGCAGGCATCTTTAAAAGATCTTAAGCGTCTCTACGGCCAAGAAGCATCCCTCACTCGAAAGTCTCAAGAAACAGCAAACCAGAAAAAAGAAGCTACTGAAGCTCTGCAACGTGCAGATGCGTCATTACAAGCTATGCTAAAACGCGCTGAAGAACGCTATAAGCCATATCAAGAAGTCGATATGCTTTTAGCTTCACGACAAATGGAAGCAGAAGATTTTGCGGCCTTACGTGCCGAAGCGCAAGCGGCAGAAAGCGATCTTAAGTTCCTCACTGAGGAAGCCAATAGTTTCTACTCAGAAGTCCAACAAAAACAGGCTATGCAACAGCAAGAAAACGCAAAGCAATGTATTGAGGTTCTTCAAAGAGATTTGCCTGATTGGTCTACCGACCTATACAACGATATTAGGAAACACGCTATTGGTAATGGTTTACCTGAAGATGCAGTTAACAACTACACAGACCCTAATGTAATTAAGATTTTGCATAAGGCGATGATGTTTGACAAGTCTAAGAAGGTAGCCAAAACAAAGAAAGCTAATAAAGCACCTACAAAGATACTCCGAAGTAAAAAAGCACCGCCGACTAAAACTGATCAACGGA